TAACCTCAACAACCGACAACGTGACCATGGAAGGCCGCTCAAACCTCAGGTGTTGCAACCACCACTAGAATCCGCCCGCCTTCGTGCGACCGAGCGCAGACAGGCGGCCCCCGACGTACCACCCGCGACTCGCGAGGCCGCCCCCGAGGTACGCGGCGAAAGCGCCGCAGGCAGCCCCATCCCAGAGGAGGCCGAAGCGCCGCACCTGTCGGAGGCCTTGGGATGTGAGCGGGTTGGCTCCGATGGCGTCGCACATGCCGGTGGTGCTCGTCGCGTTCAGGCCCGTGGGGATGATGACGCCGTTGGACAGGGTGAAGTCCTCGGCGTAGCGCCATGAGTCGTTCGTGGTCTTGTCGCGTGCGGTGAATTCGCCGATCTTGGTGTAGTTCGCCGTCGAGGTCTTGGATGCCTTGGTGATGTCGAACACGCGGTAGAGTTCGATGCGGCCGAGGTTGTCGTTGTCCTTGACGGCGTTGGCGATGAGGTCGGCGTCGCTTTCGTAGATGCCGTTGAACAGTTCGATGCCCTGTAGGCGGATGGGCTGGTGGTTTGCGGCGAACGCGGCGGATGGGCGGCCGTCGGTGCCGAGCAGTTTGTCGGTGGCCCCGGTCTTCCACGGCATGCTGCTGACGAAGCATGCGGTGGTCGTGGTGATGGGGGTTCCGTCGAGGTTGAGGGCGGTGTTGTTGGCGTCGAGGTTGGTCTTGCTCAGGATGGTGCGCGCCCGGGCGGCGCTGTAGTTGCCGGCGTTGTTGCGTTCCTTGTCGGTGCCGACATTGACGGTGCTGCCGATGTCGAAGCTGCTGGCGGCGCTGGTGGCGATGATGACGCGCTTGACGCCGGTTTCGGCCTTGGTGACGGCGGTCTGCGGCGTGTACTGCCAGCAGCCGCCGAGCACGTCCGAGTTTTTGGTGGCGTATTTGAGCATGAGCATGAGCTGGACATAGAAGGTGTCGCCTTGGCAGCGGCCGGCGTATCCCTGGCCCTTTTTGAGCGCGTAGTCGATGGCCCGGTTCTGCGAGCCGAATTCGCGGTCAATCTCGACGCCGCTGACGGACAGCGGCCGCAGGCTTGAGTCGAGCGAGGCGGCGTATTTGGCGAACAGCAGGCAGGGGCGTTTCGAGCCGTCTGGCAACAGCACGCCGGGCAATGGTGTGTAGCCGTCGTATTGGGTGTCGCTGTAGAGGAATTCGTTGTGGGTGCTCGTGGCTTCGAGCTTGTAGTAGCCGGGGCATGTCATGACGTACACGTCGCCGTTGGTGCCGTCGCGTCTGAAGCGGGTGTCGATGCCGTCGATGGCGGTGACGTGGGGCACGCCGTCGTCGCCGATGGTGGCGTTGACGTCCCACACGCGGAAGGCGTTCAGGGGCGCGTAGTCGTCGCGGCCGGCATTGTCGTTGGTGCTGATCTCGATGGTCAGGTTGGCGTTGTCTCGGGTCTTCACGCCCGTCGGCGTGTTGCTGTACGTGTATTTGGGGAACTTCACGCCGTACACCTTGCCGTCCTTGTGGGCGAGGTAGTAGCTGGCGATGTTGCCGTATTCGCCCTTGGTGCCGTCGTACTCGAAGCGCACGCCCTTGGCGGCGTTGGCGTGCACCTTGGCGATGAGCTGGGCGGTGTCGGCGAGGGTCATGACCTTCTGCGTGTTCGCCATGATGGCTCCTTTCGGTTTATCGGTTGATGATGTCGAGCGCCCAGTCGATGTCGGACTGGGTGAGCGGCGGGATCGTTTCGGCGTCGGACAATGCCGGCGCGATCACGCTGTCGTACTGGGCGTCTATGTCGGCTTGGGTCGCGAAGACCACGCCGGCGGCCGCGCTGGCGGCGATCTTGGCCTTGCAGTCGTCGGAGAGCTGCCGGTATTCGATCACGCTGGTGCGTGCCGCGTCTGCGGCGTCCTTGGCTTCGCCGGCCGCGCTGACGGCCTTGTTGATGGCCGTGGTCGCGTCGTCTATGAGCTTGTCGAGCACGCCCATCTGATCCTGCGCGTCGGGCGCGGTCGCGTCGAACACGGCTCGTTCGACGATGCCGTGAAAGTTGCGCGAACAAGTCTTCGTGCCGTTGACGCTGACCTCGATGCCCATGAGGATCGCGCCGGCGCGCTGCAACGCCTTGCGCGGCACGGCGACGCGGTACGTGGCCGTGGTGGTGCCGAACACTGCTGGCATGCTCACGCGGTCGCCCAGCCCGCTGCCGGGCGCGGTGTTGTAGGCGAGCGCGCAGGTGATTCCGTCGGTGCCGGTGATGGGGGTGCCGTTGTCGGTGAGTTCGACGGTGATGGTGCGGCCGTTGTTGTCGCCGGCGTTGAGGCGTATGTCTGCGATGTAGCCGTTGGCTAGGTCGAGTTGGATGGGTTCGCCTGCGGCTTCGCGGAAGCTGTCAAGCGTTGCCATTGTCGTCCTTGTTGAGTTGGTCGGTGAGTCGTTGGTTTTCCTTGGCGAGTATGTCGATCTGGGCTTGCAGTGCGGCGATCTGTATGGTGCTGTCGGCGAGCATTTCGCGGAGTTTGCCGATCATGGCCGGGTAGAGGTTTTTGTCGTCCATCAGTCGTGGTCCTTTCCGTCGTTGGTTTGGGTGAGTGATTCGATGAATCGGTCGGTGGCGTCGTTGATGTCGTCGGCGTGGTCGGCGAGGAGGTTGCCGAGTTCCGTTGGTTCGATGCCGGCGGGCAGCGCGATGGTGGTCGGGGCGTCGGTTTCGTCTTCGGCGGATGGGTTGGTGGTTGCCGTGTCCGGCAGGAGCGGGAGGCCGAGCAGGCCGCGTGTTTTGTTGCGGCCGGCGGTGAGCGGATCGTCGGGTGTATTGTCGGCGGGCGCGGTGGTGGTGTTGATGGCGTTTTCGATGGCGTTGTAGGCGCTTGTCCATGCGGTTTCGCCGGTTTGGGGGTCTGGGTCTGGTTCGCCGTGGTCTCGGACGTGGAGGATGGCGGCTACGGCTTCGGTGTCGGTTTCGATGCCGAGGAGTGTGCGCCATGATGCGATTGCGGCGAGTGGTATGGCGTCGTGGCGCATGTCGGGTGTGGGTGGCGTGGTGGCGATGGTGGTCATGCCGTCGGTGACTGCGGCCGGCGGGGTGGTGTCGGCGGTGAGGGGTCGGTCTATGAGGAGGGTGGGCTGGTCGTTGATGGTGGTGACTTGCATGGGCATCTCCTATTTCTTGAGGAATCCGATGGTGTGGAGCTGGTAGGGTTTGTTGCCTTGGAACAGGGCCGCATAATGCGTGTTGATGGATAGGTTGGAGACGACGCCGGTGCTGGTGTTGCGGTTCCAACTGGCATCCATATTGGTGACCACCCTCTCCGGCGGCGTGTACACCCAGACACTCCAACCGCTTGCCGTGCAGTCGGACACGGTGGCTATGAACAGACCGGGATCGTCCTGCCGGTGATCGACGGTGGCGAACGCCTTGTATGAGCCGTATTTCGCGGGATTGGAGGATGTGAGGGTGTATTGCGTGTATTTCATGGCTCCGATGTTTTGGCCTTCCCACCACGCGGTTTGGAAGGTGGAGCGCCCGCCGGAGAAGTCGCCGAGGAAGCCTCCCATGTACAGGTATCCGCTGTCGATGTCGGCTTGGATTCCGACCAGGCCATTGGGGTCTCGCGCGGCGAGCGTGGCGGTCGTGTCCCCGGTCTTGGGAGACCACAGACTTAGGTAGGCACGCCTACTGCTGGGATCGGTCGAGTCATAGTCCTTTTCTGCGGCGAGAAACACGGTGCCGACCTTGGTGGTGTTGTCGTCGGCCTTGCGTTCGCCGATTCTGGCGAACGCGCCGGGGTCGTGCTCCGCGCGCCGCCCGCCGTTGAACGTGAGCGCGCTGACTTCGCCCTCCTGCTGCGTGGTGGACTCGACCGCGATGTACGGGTGCTGGTACGAGCCGCTTCCGTGGTAGAACTGGATGCCTGCGCCTTCTAAGGAGTCCGTGCCGGAGATTTCGGTCTGTTTGAAACTCGGGCTGATTTGCACCCTGTTGCCGGTTCGGGCGGTTCGGAAGGTGCCGGTCAGGAGGTTGTCGGCACCGTCCCCGTCGAGGTGGACGGTTTCGTTGCCGTTGGCGTCGGTCATGACGAACTGGCCGGTGTCGAGGTTCCAGTAGGAGCGTTTGCCGGTGATGACGCCGGTCTTCATATAGGTGGCGTTGATGTACAGCAGTCCGTTGGACAGGTAGAGGCCTTGTTTTTGGCCGTTGTTGGTGAGCTTGTTGAAGATGTAGGTCTGGGTGAGTTCTCCTTCGAAGGTGTCCACGTAGCTGCGGGCGGCGGTCTCGTCGGTGCATTGCAGGCCGGTCCAGTACCAGTCGGCGTCGGATGCGGCGGCGGGGTCGCGATCGACCTGCATCCACAGGCGTGCGGTCTTGGCGTTGGACGGCACGGTGTAGCTGCCGGACACGTATGTCCAGCCGTTCGCGTCGGCGGCGGCTCTGGCGATGGTCTGCCAATGGTTGCCGTTGCCGGTGTCCGTCCAGCAGATGCCTAAGCTGCTGGTGACATTGCCGGCCTTGCGGTATGCCCAGCCGGACAGGCGGAACGTGTGGCCCCGGAACGAGTCGAGCAGCCATCCGAAGCTCGTGTCTCGCACGCCGCCCAGGTGGATCGCGCTCGTGATGCCCTCGGGGTGTGTGGCGGGCATTGTCTTGGTGAGTTTGCTCGCGCCGAGCTTGTCGAGGTCGTGGTCGGGGTTGCCGTTCGGGTTGCGCACGAGGTTGCTGCCGTAGGCCATGATCGCCTCGGCGTAGGTCTTCGCGCCGGACAGGGCCGTGTCGGCCTTGGCGGTCGCGTCGCTTTTCGCGCTGTTGAGCGTGCTGGCACCCACGCTGTCGGCGTAGGTCTTGGCGGCGGTCTGCGCGTCCGTGGCGAGTTTCTGGGCTTGGGTCTGGGTGGCGAGGCTGGACGCCTTGTTGCCGTTGATGGTCGAATTGGCGGACAGGCTGAATTCGCCGGTGTCCATATCCCAGTAGTTCAGGCCCTTTTTGTCGGTGAGACGGCCGGCCTTGACGAGCGCCGCATCCAATACGCCGGTCTTCATATACGTGGCGTTCAGATACAGCAGTCCGCCGGACAGGTAGATGCCCTGCGTCTTGCCGTTGTTGGTCAGACGGTCGAAGATGCTGCGCTGGCCCAGAGATTCGTCGAGTGCGTCCACGTAGGCCTGCGCCGCCGCCTTCGCGGCATCGCTGTCCGATTTGGACTGCGCCTTGGCTGCGGTCAGGGCTTCCGAGGCCTTGGTCTCGGCGTACTTCCTCGCCTCCGCGAGCTTGGCCGTATCGGCCGCGTCGGCCTGACGCTTGGCCTCGGTGATCGCCGCCTGTTTCGCCGCGTCGGTGTACGAGTTCGCGTCGGACACCGCGCCGTCGGCATACTGCTGGACGGTCTTGCCGCCGATGGTGCTGCGGGCGGACAGGCTGAAATCGCCGGTGTCCATATCCCAGTAGTTCAGGCCTGCTGCGTCGGAGAGACGGCCGGTGAACACGGTGTCGGCGAAGATGCCTTTGCCGTTGGCGAGCGCCCGGAAGTCCCAGTCCCCGTTCGGTTTTTTGTGGTCGGCGATGCGCCAGTAGCCGCCGCCGATGTGGATGCATTGGGTGGGGTTCTGGTCTTCTGGTTTGTCGTACACGTAGATGCCTTGGCCGGGTTTGAGGTACGTGTATCCGCCGGTGGCGTTCATGATCTGGTTGATCCGGTCGATGAGGTCTTTCATGTACGGGCCGGTGCCGCCGGCGGCGCTGTTCCATGCGCCGGAGTTGGACACGAGCTTGTCGAGGGCCTGCTGTTGGGCGGCCATGCGCTGCGTGTATGTCTGGCGGATGTTGCCGAGGGTGATCTTGGTGTCGGCGAGGCTGCCGGCCAGGTCTTCCTCGATCTGGAGGATGCGGCCTTCGAGGCGCAATGGTGTGGTGAAGCTGGTGTCGATGATCTGCACGCTGTCGCCGACGTCCGTGCCTTCCGGGTCGTATCCGGCTTGGCCGAGCGCCGTCACGTCGGCGGTGTAGGAGACGACGGGCGTGGTGCGGGTCTTGAGCGCCGCTTTGGTGAGGTTTAGGAGTTCCTTGGGGTCTTCGCAGTCGGGGAAGTCCGCGCTTGCTTCGCTGTGGTGTTTGGTGCCGTCGGCTCCCACGATGCCCCAGTTCGCCAGCGCGTTGTCGTCTTGGATGTAGGGTTTGCCGTTGTTGACGTCGGCGAAGCTGATTTTGCGGCTGTATCCTCCGGTGGCTTCGCCTTCCTCGTTGGTTTGTTCGATGCCTTTGCCCCAGCCGTAGAGGCGGGTGATGACGTCGCCGCTGTCGATGTCTCGTTTGATTTGGGTGAGGTCCTTGCCGTATTCGAAGCGTTTCGTGGTGCTGGTGGAGCCCCGGTGTTCGAGCAGGTGGATGATGCGTTGGCCGATCTGGTTGCCGGTCGGGTCGGGCTGGTATTCGGTCTGGACTTCGAGCCCGTAGGTGTCGGCGGTCTTCTGGACGGCTTCGAGTACGGTGCAGTGGTAGAAGCTGAGGTCGGCGGTGCCGGTGATGGTGCCGGTCTCGACGGTGCCGACCGCCCACCGGGTGCCTTCCAGTGCCTTGGCGAGGCAGGCTTTGGCGTTCGCGTTGCGGTTGCGTTTGTCCTCGATATAGGTGCGGGACAGTTCGGCGATGCTGCCGGTGCAGTAGGCGACGGTGACGGGCATGCCTGCGGCGCGGGCGGTCTGGGTGGACTGGCACAGGTATTCCGCCCAGCGGCCCATCGAGTCCTTGAAGACGATGCGTTCGTCCTTGTTGATCTCGCCGATGGTGGTGACGTCCAGAGTGTCGGTGCCGTCGGTGGCGCGGGTGCGGATGGCTTTGATGGCGTATGGGAGGTCGCCGAGCGGGTTGCCCCAGCGGTCGAAGATCATGTAACGCAAAACGTGTCTCCTAGATGAGGGTGAGCGGCCGGTACGCGAGGCTGGCGGCCGTGACGCCGGACGGGGTGATCGTGTTGGCTCCCGGCAGGAGCGGGAAGTAGTCGGAATCGAGCGTGGGGGTCATGAGGTTGCCGTTGACGCGCAGCCCGCGCGCGTCCGGCGAGGTGTCGATCGTGATGAGTCCGGTGATCGCGGTGGCGGATGCGAGAGTGAGCTTGTGGCCGTGCGCGTCCTGCATGCTGACGGTCTTGGTTCCGCTGGCTGGGGTGAGCGCCCATGCGGGCCAGCATGGCCGGTTGCCTCTGATGTGGATCGCGTTCGCGCCCGTTTTGAGCGTGATGGAGCGGCTGCGGCCGATGAGATAAGGGGCGGCGGCGATGCTCACGGTGACGAGCGTGGCGATCTGCCTTGGGCCGGCCCATTTGTCCTCCCACGCGGAAAGGCTCATGCGGCCTTGGTATTCGCCGGGCAATCCCCGCCATGAGAGCGTGACCACTGTGCCGGCTAGGGCGGCGAGCCGGGTTTTGGCGGCGAGGATGTCGTCTTCGCCGCCGATGGCGTACAGGCTGAGCGTGATGGCGCGGTCGCCCATGTACGCAGCCCCCGAGGGGTCGGTGAGGGTCAGGTCGAGCCGGCCGTCGCGGCCGGGCATGTCCTGCATGCTCAAGGTCGGTTTGGCGGCGTCGATGGTCACGCCGTCGGAGGTCAGGGACAGCATCATGCGTTCCAGCGGGACGCCGTTGAGCGTGGGGTCTTCGACATGCGGTAGGCGCATGCGTCGCTGGTAGAGCATGATGCTGTCCTCTCTGGTTTTAACGGCCTCTCATGGCGAGGCTGTTGAGTTCGTAGCTCATTGGTTTGGCGAGCTTGCCGGCCATGACCTCGCCGCCTCGGTCGGACAGGTTGAGCGTGATGCCGGCGGCGAGGGCCGCGTCGATCGCGTCGATGATGTCCTGTTTGGTGGCGTATTCGCCGGCCTGTTCGTCCATCGTGTACGCGATCCGGCCGCCGTTGACGGTGCCGTGGTATGCGAGCGGGGTTTCGAGTCGGCTGGTGTCGGTCTTCAGGCTGACGGTCGGGACCATGTCGGTCAGTCCGTCGATGCTGTCGGCGACGAGGCCGCTGGCCTTGTCGATGCCTTGGGCCATGCCGGCGGGTATCCATTTGCCGACCTCGTCGCGGAAGATTCTCGATGGCGAGTGGATGCCGAGCACGCCCTTGGCCCAGCCGACGAGGCTGCTGCCGAGGTTGCTGATCATGTTCCTGACCCAACCGAACGCGCCGCCGATGCCGTTGATGAGGCCGCTGATGACCTGACGGCCCGTGTCGTACAGCCATCTGCCGGCCCCGCTGACCGCGCCGAGCACGGTGTCGCGGATGCGGCCGACGGTGTTCGACACGGATTGGATGCCGTTGGACACGGCCGACGTGATCCCGTGCCAGATGTTTCCCAGGAACGAGCTGACGCTGTTCCATACGCTCGTCCATACGCCGCTGATGGCGTTCAGGACGGTCGAGATGGTGTTGCGCACATTCTGGATGCATGTGGACACCACGCCGCTGATCGCGTTCCAGATGGCGGATGCGACGGACCTGACCGCGTTCCAGACGCTCGTCCATACGCCGCTGATGGCGTTGAGGACGTTGCCGATCGTGTTCCTGATGCCGTTGATGATCGGCGTGAACGACGCGACGATCCTGTTCCAGACATCCGTGAAGAACTGGCTTACGGCCGTCCATACGCTCGTCCAGATGCTTTTGATTCCGTCGAGGATGTTCGACAGGAACGCTTTGATGCCGTCCCATGTGGTCGTGAAGAACGATTTGATCGCGTCCCATGCGCCCTGCCAGTCTCCCTTGAGCAGGTCGAGGAACACGACGATGACGGTGCGGATCGCGTTCACCACGGTCGAGATGTAGCCGCTTATCAGCGTGAAGATCGTGTTGACGACGTTGTAGATCGCCGTCCATACGGTGCTCCATACGGTGTTCGTGCTGTTCATCTGCTGGGTGATGAACGAGAGTATCCAGCCGAACACGGTGTTGATGCCGTTCTGGATCGCCTGCAACGGGGCGACGATGAGCGCGCCGATGACGGTGAACACGTTGACGATGAAGTCCCGGACGCTGGTGAAGATCGTCGTGGCGGTCGTGCTGATGCCGGTCCACACGCCGGACAGGAACGTGGTGATCGACGTCCACGCGCCGGTGACGCCGCCGCTGATCGTCTGCCATAGGCCTGCAAAGAAGCCGGCGATGCCGTCCCATGCGGATTGCACGCCGCCTGTGATCGTCGCCCATAGGTCGGCGAGGAATTCGCCGAGCCCGTTCCATATCGCCTTAGCGCCCTCCACGAGCGCGGCCCATGTCTCGGACAGCCATGAGGTGAACGCGGCCCACGCCTTGCGGCCGACCTCGGTCTGGGTGAAGAACCAGACGAGCGCGGCGACCACCGTGGCGAAGATCGTGACCCAGAATCCGACGGGATTCGCCTTGAGGACGGCGTTGAAGGCCCGTTGGATGGCGGTGCCGGCGCTCGTCACGGCGTTCCATGCGAGTTGCGCGTTCTGCGCGATCTTGGTGGATGCGGCTATCTTCTGGATGCGGCCGGAGATGCCGCCTATGCCGTTGACGAGGTCGGTGACGCCGTTGGCGGCGTTCTTGACCTTCACGGCGGCGTTGAAGATGCCGTCGAGCCCGCCGGCGACCGCCGTGATGCCTGCCGTGGCCGTTTTGAAGCCGAGGAACGCGGCGACGGCCGGTATGAGCACGGGCGCGAGCTTGCCGGCGTTGCCGACGATGAGGTTCAACGTGTCGGCGATGAGTTTTATGGCGGTCGCGACCCCGTCGGGCGGCATGAGTTTCACCCAGTCGATGACCATGTTGACGACGCCCATGATCGCGTCCCGAATGGTGTCCCACACGGATTTGAACGCGGTGATCGCGCCGTTTTCCTCCAGTTTGGAGTAGAGGCGCTGGAACCAGCCGATGAGCCCTTCGATGCCTGCCTGGACGACGGGCACGGCGTTGGTGACTCTGTCTGCGATCCAGCTCATGCCGCCGGTGATGGCGGGTTTGACGCTGTCGAGCACGCTCGCGCCGAGCTTGACGAACGCGGCTTCGAGGTTGCCGGTGGCTCCCTCGATGGTGCTGGCGGATGTGGCGGCTTCCACGGCGGCGTCGGTGAAGCCGAGCGACATGATCGCGTCGTTGAATTCCTGCGCGGTGATCTGCCCGTCGGCCATCGCGTCGCGGAAGTTGCCGGTGTAGGCTCCGGCTTCCTTGAGCGCCTGCTGGATTTTGCCGCTCGCGCCGGGGATCGCGTCAGAGAGCTGGTTCCAGTTCTCGGTCGTGAGTTTTCCTTGGCCGGCGGTCTGGGTCAATACCATCGCGACGCTTTTGAAGGTGTCGGCGGAGCCGCCGGCGACGGCGTTGAGGTTGCCTGCGGCTTCGGCGAGCTTGTCGTAGTTGGGCACGCCGTTGGCGGCGAGCTGGGCGGTGGTGTTGCGGATGTCGTTGAGGTCGTAGACGGTCTTGTCGGCGTAGTCCTGCGTGCTGGCGGTGAGTCGTTTGATCTGCTGTTCGCTGACGCCGGCGAAGTTCAGTGTGCTGGCGAACTTCTGGGCGCTGTCGGAGGCGCTGGTGATCTCGCCGGACAGGCCCATGAACGCTTCGATGGCCTTGCCCGCGACGCTTTGCGCGATGCCGGTGATGACGCCGAGTTTCGCGCCGAAGCCGCCGGCGAAGCCGTTGCCGGCTTTGATGCCGGCGGTGTTGCCGGCGGTTTCCGATGCGCTGCCGAACGCCGATTCGATGGCCTTGCCGACGCCCTTCATGCTGGGCACGATCTGTACGAACGCGGTGGCGATCTCGATTGCCATGCTATGCCTCCCTGATGGTGGTGCGCGGTGCGGCCAGGTATGCGGCTAGTTGTTCGTCGTCCATCGCCACGGCCTCGCCGCCCGTGGCTTCGTGCCGGACGGTGCCGGGGCGTTGGAGTTGTCCGCGCCAGCGCGCGCCCTTGCGTGAGGCTTCCTTGGTTTTCGTCCAGGCGAGGAACGCGAGGCTGTCGCGGATGTCGGCGAGGAGGTAGGTTTGGTCGTCCCATGCGAGGCGCGGGTTGAGTTTTTGCCAGATGATGGACTGGCGGGGGAGGTTGGCGGCCAGTGCGGCCGCCCGGTTGGCGGGCAGTTCGCCCGTCCATATGAGGTCGGGGTTGAGCCCATAGAAACGCTGGAAGTCCGCTTCGAGCGCGTCGGGCGCTGTGGCGAGCATTCCTATGAGCGTCAGGAGTTTGGGGCGACCTGTTCGAGGAGTTGGGCGATGAATTCGCTGACCTTGTCGATGCTCACGCGCCCGGTGTCGGGGTCGCGCAGCGCGTCCTTCATGGCCGTGTACTGGTCGCCGCACAGTTTTTTGAGGAAGGGGACGATGGCGAATGCGCCGGTGCCGTCGCCGGTCTGGGCGTTCTGGAGGTCGTAGAGGTATTCGACCATGTCGAGGTCGTTGAAGATCGCGGGGCCGACGGTGACGGTGACGCCCATGACTTCGACGGTCTTGGGCTGGTTGTTGGGGGTCTTGTGGTCCTGCGGCTGCTTGGCTGCCATATGCGTGTCCTTTCAGGGTGGAGGGGTGCGCCCGTCGGGGCGGCGGGCGCGGGGTGTGGTTACTTGTTGGCGATTGTCGCGGTGGTGACTTTGGCGATGTATTCGACGCTGGTGGCTCCGTTGATGAGGTCGCTCGGGTTGGCGCTCATGGTCACGCCGTAGCCGATGGCGTCGCCGGCGCTGTAGGTGGTGTCGTCGAATTCGGTGATGGTGCCGTCGGCGACGACGATGCGCTTGACTCGGTTGCCGGTCATGGCGATCTCGAACACGAGTACGAGGCTTTCGCCGGACGGGATGGCGTGGTAGACGGTGAGCTTGTCTGCGGTGCCGGTGACGTTCGCGGTGCCGAAACGCAGTTTGAGGCTGGCTTCGTTGGTTTCGATCATGTTGAACTGCCATGTCTCGCCGTAGCCGCTGATCTCGGACAGCACCTTGATGCCGCCCATCTCGTTGATGTCGGTGGTGTCGGTGTCGGTGGCGTTGGTGACGCCGTCCTCCGACAGGTAGCCGACGCAGGTGTAGGCTGCCGGCAGTGCGGTGGTCGCGTCGGTGGGCAGGGCGGTGCCGGCGGGCGCGTAGTAGAGGCAGCCGGTCTTCTTGGGCTTGCCGAGGCTGACGTTTTTCTTGTTGTTGTGGTTGGTTTCGGCCATGATGGTGCCTTTCGGATGGTGCGGCGTCGCCTTATTGGGTGGCGGCGTCGAGCTGGATGGTGATCTGGTATCGGGGCTGCGGCGGCGGGCCGGGGTCGGGGAAGTCGATGACGCTTTCCACGCTGACGGCGGCGATGGGGTCGAGCAGGTCGAGGTCGAGCAGTCGAGGCAGCAGCGTGCCGGTGGCGAGCTGGCTTGCCTGCCATCGGCTTTCCGCCCATACCTGCACGGCGAGGATGGGGTGGCTGCTGTATTCGAGTTCCCGGCCTCCTACCCGTTCGATGGTCACGAACCGTTGCGGGCGGTCTGCGGGCACTTCGAGGTAGGCGGTCAGGCCGTCGCCGTCGGGGTCGGCGTCGATCCAGTCCTTGACTGTTTTTTCGAGGTTGAGTCTCATTGCTGTTTCACCGACTTGAGCAGCGTGTTGTGTTTCGCGTTGTCCTCCATCGCCTTCACGTTGCCTTCGGAGCCGTGCCCGGTCGTGGCGAGCGCGACGCTGCCTTTGGGGGTGCTGACATGGGTTGCGGCCTCGTAGGTCGCGCCTTCGACCTGTGCCATGCTGTTGGCGCGGGCGGCGATGAGCGTGGCCTGTTGGTCGATGGTCTGCTGGATGGGTGCGGATTGGCGTACCGCGCGGAAGCCGGCGAGGTTGAGTTTGACCTTTGCCATGCGTTGCTCTCCTAGCCTCTGGTGTCGGCGAGTTCGACGGTGAGGTTCCAGCGGGTCGGGGTCATGCCGCCCGTGTAGGGGCGGGGGTCTCCGATCACGGTGTATTCGACGCCGTCGATGCGTGCTTTGGCTCCGCGCAGGCTTCGGTAGGGCCATGCGCGGGGCATGTGGATGGTTTTGGCGGTGCGGATGCCGTCGGGGCGGATGGGGTCGGTGGAGTTCGATTGGCTGCCGTCCTGTATGAGCACGTCGTCCACCTGTTCCTCGCGGGTGTTCCAGATGATTCCGCCGCCGGGGTCCTCGCCGGCTTTGACGCGGTGGATGAGGGTGATGGTCTCGCCTCTCATGCCGTGCCTCCGGCCATGTCGTAGGCCCATGCCTCGCCGTCGCCGCCCAAGGCTTCCTTCTCGCTCGTGGTGAGGTAGAGGTCGCCGGCGGGGTTGGCGTAGCTCAGGCTTTCGCTGTAGCTGCCGGCCGTCTGGGTGGATTGGGTGACGCCCGACATGTCGGGGCCGGCCTGCATGGCTCGTTTGACGGCCATGCAGGCGATGCGCTTCAACGTGGCGGGCTTGGCGTTGGCCCATTGGGGGCAGGTGGTGCGGATCAGGTCGCTCGCGTCCTGCAGCAGCGTCTCGGCGCGGGTTCGTTCGTCGCCGGTGAGCGCGTGCCATCGGGCTTCGAGGTCGCCGACCTGCGCGAACGGCTTCTCGTCGTCCGTTTCGTCCTCTCCCCCGCCGTCTTGCGTCATGGTTGTGCCGTCGGACAGGTTGAGCGGGGTGCTGGGGTATCCGTCCATGCGGGGTCTCCTTAGGCGAGGATGCCGGCGGCCTTGAGCTTGGTCAGCGTGGCGTTGACCTTCGCGATGATGGCCGCCGAGTCGGCGGATGCGGCGAGCTGCGCTTCGGCCGCCTGCTGGAGCACGCCGCCGCGCGCGCCGGCGGTCGGCGCGGGCGGCGTGAACGTAGACGGCTTGCCGGTGATGGCCGACCATGCGATGGTGGCGACGCCTTCGGCGAACGGGGTGCCGTCGGGCTTTACCAGACGCACAGGGATGGCGAGGCCGGCCTCGTCGGCCTCGTCGGTTTTCTGCACTACGAGCGTCTGGGTGAGGGGCGCGGCCATCACTTGGCCGCCCTGCCGGTGGAGGTCGGCTTCTTGAGCACGGCGATGCCCTTGGGGTCGAGGATCGCGTAGGAGTACATGGCCTCGGTGCGGTAGGCGATCTGGTTGACGCCCTTGAGGTCCTTGCCGGTGTTGTCGGGGTCGCCGTATTCGATGATCTCGCTCCAGATGTCGCGCACCATGCCCCAGCGGATGAGGCGGAAGTCGCCGAGGAAGGCGAGGATGCCGGTCGCAGGGGTGATGAGGCGGCCGTTGACCGTGCCGGACGTGGCGGCGGGGATGCCGTCGAGGTTGCCGACCTGGAGGTTGATCGGGATTTCCGGGTAGAAGCGCTGGCCGGTGGAGGGAACGCGAATCTTGCGCAGCTCGTTCGCCATGGTCTTGGACATGGCGATGCCGTTGATGTCGTACTCGTCGCTGACGGCCTCGGCGAGGCTGTCGATGTCGGCGACGCGGTCGTCGGTGGCCGTCACGCCGACCGCGGTTTTGGCGAGCGCGTTGAAGCCGTCGAGGGTCGTCTTCTTCTTGGGGTCGAAGGCGTGGTAGATGACGTAGTCGAGGACGCGGCCCATTGCGGCGGCCTGGTCTGCCAGAATCTTGCTGGTGATCTCCAGTTTGGCGTCTTCGTCGGCCCACTGGAGCTCGTTGCTGACGCGGGTGGTGGTCTGCACCTTGAAGCGTTTGCCGACGACCGGGGTGAGGGTTTCCTCGTAGCTGGACTTCTGTGCGCCTTCGGCGACGACCTCGGCTTCGGAATTGCCGGTGAAGACCATGTAGTCCTTGTCGAGGAAGAGCTGGGGTTCGCTCGGGGAGAGCGCGGCGATGGTGCTGGTGTCCTTGGCGCGCTTGGTGATGACGGTGGCTACTTCCTTGGGGAGCAGCACCTTGCTGGTGTCGAGTGCCATGATGATGGTTTCCTTTCAGATGAGGGGTGAGGAGATGTTGGCCGGTTAGAGGCCGAGGTTGCGCAGGTAGTTGACCATGCTCTCGTTCGGGCCTTTGCCGGACGGCTGGCGGTCCGCGCCGTGCACGGCCGGGGCCTTGGGTTTGGGGTTGAGCAGCTCGTGGATGCGCTTGGCGTGCGATTGCATGGCTTCGAGGCTGTCGCCTTCGATCACGTCGGCGGGTACGCCGGTCTCGGCCGACGCCTGCGCCTTCCACTCGGCCCGCTGCTTGGCGGTTTCGTAGGAGGCGACCTTGTCTTCGAGTTCCTTGACGTGTTTGGCGGCCTTTTCCTGTTCGGTCATGCTCGCTTCCTTGAGCTTTTCCAGCTCGTCGGCGGCGGCCTTGTTGGCCTTCGCTTTCTTTTCCCAGTCGCGCGAGTGTCCGAGGGCTTCCTTGTATTTGGCTTCCCAGTCGATCGGTTCGCCGACATCCTCGGATTCGGAAGACGCGGCTGGCTGGGCGGCCCCCCCCGGGGGCCCCCCGCGCTCGAAGAT